GGATCATCTCCATGATGCCCGAACACAAGCGTGTGAACCACTGCGCCGGATGGTTCTTTGCTCTCTACCCACTTTTTCATAGTATCCTCCAAATCTTAACTTTCAGTTAATACATTGTTTCTATATCCTTATCTGCAGGAAACTGGAACACGCAATTTTTATTATAAAATCCATTTTCAAATTCTACACTTTCTCTTAACCACGACTTTCTCAACATTTCCATAGCCTTAAGAGCTCTTTCTTTTGTAGAATACTGCCCTAATGTTGTAACTTCTTTATCTCCAGATAACTGTATTGATACAGCACTTTTGTTTATTGGGTTAAGAAAAATCACGCTTTTATCATACGGATAATCCAGACGCCCATCCTGTGAAACTACTCTCATATTTCCCTCCACAAAATCTTAATCTTTCAGTTCTTCTATGGCTTTTTTATATTTCTGTACCATTTTATTGAAAAACTTAGCCATTTCTACAAGAGCTTTCTCCTTTGCTTCATTCATATCTTCCGTTTTCAAAGGTACGTTGCTAATATTCAATTCATAGCATGATAACAGCCATTCATTGCCATAATCTATATGTTTATGAACCCAAAACTTAATTCCATTAGCCTCATTTTCTAATACACGTATTTCTCTTTTTACGTCATTTCGACTATACGTAGTAATATCTTTATACATCTTTCCCTCCACTAAATCCTAAATTAGGATATCTCATCATCTTTCCTTCCTGCATCTAATGACTTATAACTTCTGTACAAATATCGAACAGACCACACCCTCTATTTTCAATAATGCCATCGACACCATTTTTATTAAGTTCTTCTTGCCGTTTTAAAGCTTTTCTTTCAGATGTCCATACACTGTCGATAACATAATAACTATCATCGGCAAATCCACAAGCCATAACGATGTATACTACATTCTGCATTTTTTCACTTCCTCTACATAATCTGGACACTCTACCGCATACTCGTAAGCATCTATATAGTCACACTGAAACCCGCAAGTATCATTTGAAGGGCACTCTAGGCAACAGTACTGTGATCCGAATGTACATTCCCTTTTACACATACTGTTCCTCACTTCATAAAATCCGGCATTGCCTGCTGGCCGTCTGGTTCGGTTACTGTTTCCGGTTCTTCTGGTTCAAAATCAACCATATTGGCATTGGCTGCAATTTCTTTTTGAGCCTGCATCTGCATTTCTTCCACTGGATATTCCTTAAAGTCGTTGTCCTGCATTTCCTCTTTTGTATACAGTCCCATAGTCAGTTCTGGGCAATTAAGGCTAGAAAAGAAAGATGCAGCTCTGTAACGAAGCATCAGCTGTGGCATGGTTTTCCATTTACTCCCATTTTTAGAAAGCCAGCCTTCATCTTTTGCCATATCCATATCAACAGTCATACCTTCAACTCGTCTGCCGTTCTTCATTGTCCATGCCATGCAAGAAAATGGCTTTCCGTCCTTGCCCTTCGTTTCCTCAAACTGCAATTCCATGTCAAATTTTCCAGAATTGTTAATAGCTGCAATCAAGAATTTAGAACTCCATGACGGTCTTCCCTGGATAACATAAAGATTCTGCATAACCATAAGCGGACTAACCTTAAGCCGATTGGCCTGCTCTATTGCAATTAAACAGTTTGCATCATTTCTCTGAAATGTAGCCGGAACAATTGTAGAACTCGAAAGCGCTTTAGCCATTTGCATAGCCATAATGAAGTTATCTGACGTTCCAAAAATTCCAAGGCTGTAGTCTGTCACCTTGTTTCTTGCCTGAACTACCTCTTTCTTTTCCTCTGATACTGCCATCTGTGTATCTGTCATCTATTTTTCCTCCAATAATTCTTTTACATATAAATCCATCGAATATAACATTAGCATTTTCTTGAATATCTTTTATCAATAGGCGTACTCAATGCCTTATCAATGCTCCATCCCATATGTAATCTCTTTGCTAACGAATCTCTGGAAATCCCTATAATTCTAGCCCATTCAGATATGCTTTTTTTCTTTCCGTTATACTCAATAAATTTCGCATGTCTGCTATTATTGTTTTGAACCAAACTAGTTACCCATCTACAATTTTCTGGACAATAGTTTCCATTATTATCAATTCTGTCAATAGTTAATTCTTCCGAATATCCGTTTTTCAATGCCCAATCTAAAAAATTTACAAATCCATTTTCTCCTAGCCATTGATCGCACATTCCAATTCCTCTTCCACCATAATTTTCATATTCTTTCGCATACGTTTTATAACATCTACTTTTAATATTGTTGTATATACGATATAACCTTGAGTCAGAAAATCCGTGTTTTTTATTAAATCTATTTCCCGTACCTAATCACCTCCTGCAAGGTATGTTCCGCTAATTCTTTTGCCTTAAGAATTACCTTTAAGTCGGTTTCTGCCATTTACTTATTCCTCTGATTCAAAGATTGAAGAAGAAAAGATGCAAAATGGACGAACACCGTTGTGGTTATTGTAGTCGTAGCCGGTGATAAAGCCAGAAGAAGAAACAACGGCAATTGCACCAGAATAACCATTGCATGGTGTACTCCATGGGCTAATTAACCACCACCATTTATTCGCGTTAGGAATATACTTCCTATATTTTCTGTACTCATCCACTGTCAGAAGCGACACTTTATCAGTGCATGATCCGTATTCTGTCTGACCGTCAAGAGAAAGAAGGTTTCTTTCAAAACCTAATACATTTCCTTCCCCTATTTCTTCTTCCAACTTTTCTAAAAACTCTTTGTTCAGATAGCTTCTCAGCTTACTTGTGGTCCAATTGTTATCATCAGAGTCAAACTTTTTATTCCCAATAGATTCTGCTAGGCACATATATCCCGTATCTGTAATATCCATAATTTTCCATGTTGTTCCGGCAAGCTGAAATTCATCTCCGATTGAAAGTCCGATCGGTAACTTATTCATATTTTTAGAATTATTACCTTTTAATGCATTTATTTCTTTCTTCAACACATCGATCTGATCCTGAAGCGCTTTCATTGTTAATGCCATGACTATTCTCCCTTCGATACAAAGATATGAGATTTCAAGATACAGAATGGACGAACACCGCAGTTGTTATCGTAGATGTCGAGGCCGAAATAGCCAGAAGAAGAAACAACGGCAATTGAGTAGTCACAACCACGCTCTCTGGTGCTCCATGGGGTGCATGTCCACCACCAGTCATTCAGATTCTTATTGACAAGAAAGCCGTTAAATTCCCTTGCCTCATCAAAGGTAATGGGTCTTACCTTGCACATGCAATTTTCAAATTCATGTTGCATATCTATTGATGTCAAGTTTGCAGTATGCTCAATCAGATTTTCTGCGCCCACAGCCTTTTCAATAATGGGCTGGATATCAGCTTCAATCATCTTCTTTATGTTAGATTTGTTGTAATCTTTTGTATTTCTGTCAAACATAACATTTTCTGCCATAAAGCCTTTTGAAATAACTTTTGTTGTCTGACTAGAATCATCTTGACACAGCACGATAAAATCATACTTATCGATCTTAAATGTTTCCCCTGGCTTTAGTTCTGACAGCCTTACTTTGTTCTTTTTCTCTGCTTCTTCCAGCTGTTTAACCAGCTCTCTCGCCATATCTAATGCTTTGCTCATTTTCGTTCTCCTCCTTCACTAAATCGCATTGAATGTCTGGATTGCAAACAGCTCATTTACGGTCTTTTTAAATACTTCACCGTCAACCTTCACGCTGTACATAAATCCGTCATTTTCAAGGGTTACTCTGCACTGCCTTTTCCCTGTCCAAATTTTCTTTTCTTTTTCGATAACCAGCATTTTTATCCCTCCACTTTTAATTTTTCATTATCGTTTACAACTAGCATAATCAACTGACCGATAACCATGTCAGAAACCTTTTTCTGGTTTTCAGAGTCCAGTGATTCACAGTCATCCACCCAGATAGGAACTGATATTCCGGCAATATCCTGTACGCTCTGGCAAATATCAACTCTACCCAGGATCCGGTTTCCCTTGTTGCTGATCGTTGTAAGAATAGATTTACCATCAACCATAGGAATACAGGTTGACTTATAATTTCCATTCTTTGCAGTTTCAAATAACTGCCACTGGACTAATTTGAATTTCTGGTTAATCTGGTTTGAAAACTCCTCATTCTTAGCTTTTTCTAATTCAGTAAGCAGATAGAGGACTTTTTCTGCATCTGCCTGCTGCTGCACCATGTCAGTTCTCTGCTGTTTCAACTCTGCCAGACGTTTTTCTTCGATTTCCGTATTTGACATGAGGATTTTTGATTCGCAATCAGAAAGTTCTTCTCTTAGCTCCTGTTCATCTTCCTTAAGTACCTTTCGGTACTCAGAAATATTTTCCATACTCTTAAGAGCATTTTCTTTTTCGGTAATCTGCTGATTAATTTCCTGGTATTCACTTGTATCAGATATATCAAGCTTTTTCGGAAGTTTTGAAAGCTTATCTTCTAATTCTTTAATCTCGGAAAAAACTGCATTATACTCAGCTTTTCGCTCTTTCATATCTAACCGAAACTGGTCTAAATCTTTTGTTTTCCTATCCAACTGGTCTTTGGTATTGTTTCCGTCTGTTGTGATTGAAGCAAGCAGCTCTGCCTTTTCCTTTTCAAAATTGGTAAAAAGCTCTTCCTTCTTCTCTTCTGGATAAAGTTGCTTGCAGTACGGGCAAATGAGAGACTTTTCGTCAAACTTTCTCTCATTCTCCTCTTTCCACTCTATACGAATACCTTCCAGTTTTCCTTTTAACCGATCAATAGCATCTGTAGCCGCAGAAATTTTGGTTTCGATAGCATTTATATCTGCCTGTAATTTGTCACGCTCCAATTTCTTTTGTATGGAAATATCCAATAATTTAGACCTTTCTTCCACCAGTGACTCATTTGCTTTTCTTTCAAGCCCAGACAGTTCCATTTTCAGTTCTAAAATACCGTCAGTCAGCTCATTGTAATTCTTATAAAGTTTTTCACTTTCAAGCTGCTTTTCAGCGTTTTCTTGAATTTTCTTCTTAAGGTAATTTTTCTGAATTTCCAAATCAGATACGTCCATATCAGTCTTTGCCTTTATGTCCGCTTCCTTTTCCCTAATCTGTCCCTCTAATATAGGAAGCTCTTTTTTAATATCAGCTACTTTTTTCTTATTCATAGCTGATAATTCCTCTGCTGAATATTTTTCAAGCAGCGCTTCCAGTTCTGCCAGATCTGGATATTTATCTGCTACGGACGTATCTGGAATATCTTTTACGGTCTGGAACAAAAACTTGCGAACCTCATCTGATTTCTGATTAAGAAATGTGTTGATATTGCTCGACATCTTAAAAGCATTATCAATTTCCAAATACTCATTAAACGCCGTTTTTGTCTTCGGAACATCATTAATAAAATATTTGTTATCGTCCTTATATGAACTACCGTCTTTGCTATAAGTACGCTTCTGCACCTTGCAAACCGCAATCTTTCTTCCGTCTATATCCAGAACCATAGTTACTTCAACATCACCTTCTACCGGTGATCCGTTCACTTCACGTCTCACGACTGGATTACTTCTCATTTCGTAATCACAGTCAAACAGGCACCATGTATATGCACTTGCTATGCTGGACTTGCCCTTTCCATTTGCTCCAGAAATCACGGTCTTATCATGGAAATCAAAACCCTGTTCTTCATAGCACATGAAATTTTTAAGGTGCATGCTTAAGAGTTTAATTCTCATTCGTCTTTACCGCCTTTCTTTCAACTCCCAGAATAGCCCTCACGACTTCATCTGAGATATAACCGCAGGTTTCAAAAACTTCTTTAAGGACATTAAGCCTAGCTTGTTTATCTACTAATACTTCATACTCAGATTTAGTAAGCAGAACGATTCTGCTATTTTTATTTTCATCCATCCAACTTATCTCCTCGCTCTTTTAAATTTGTCCACGATTTTTCTCTTATTCGTGGTCTTGTTACTGAGTTTCAAATAAAACTCAGTTTCTTCTACCAGCATCCATTCCCCAGCATTTAAATGAGCTGCCGAAACAGCTTCTTTTTGCGACCGGTTTAGCTTCTTCGGCTGCTTCATTTTCTGCTTCTCCAAGCTACATAGAATAAAAAACCTAAAACCACTGCAACTTCAGTCACAAGTGTGGTTAAAACTCCGGCCCAAAATTGGTCAATATACATTGCGCATCCTCCTATCTTGTTACCAACCACAGTGCCAATGCTGCTCCAACCATCATCAGCCCTGCTACTACAATCACTGTATCCGCAACCTTCCAAAAGATTTCTTTCCAGTGTTTTTTTTCAGTCTTAATTGCCACGTAGCTTACACCAAGCGGGCAATCATGATTTTTCATCTTTGCCATTTTTCCAATACCTTTCTTGTGGTATAATCTCCTTATCATTTAACAAGGAGGTGAATTAAAATGTTTATTAAAATCAGAATTTCTTGCCCTTGCCATTGCTCATATATCGTGAATGAGAATATCAATTCCGACAAAGTTGTTTGCCCCAACTGTGGAAGTGAATATCCTTACTCCGAAAAATTAGCATCTATGCTCAGATTGGCAAAAGAGATACCTGAAGGTGAATGTCTTTCAGAACATTCCGTTCGGGTTATTTCTCTTTCGGAAGATATGAACAGCCGTCAATAACTAACTTCATATATTCCAGAAACCCTTTAGCAACCGTAGCGGTCAGATTATTTTCAGCAATTAGCATTCTTACATTCTTTTCTAATTCTGATGCTTGCTGACCGTTACATTGCCGGTAATAGGAATAATGTTTTCCTTCATACGTCTTTTCAAGTTCATCTGCTGTTAATGCATATGGCGACATATTTTTTCACCCTCTTTCTACTTCAACATCAAAAACAAAACAGTCAATACACCTGCAATAAAACCTAATACGGTAACAATGTCATTATCATTCTTCATCTGTATCCATTCTTCCCTTTCTTATGCTGTCTTCTCCGAATCCAGTATTTTCTTTCTAATTGCGTCAACGCCCTTCTGATACACCAGTGTCTTAGTAGATACACACTGTTCGCCGTTTTTTGAATACTTCTGTTCGATTACTCGAAACCAGCCGCAGTCAATGTATCTCTGGTATGGTACATTCCACCTATCCAAAATCCCACTACTTCTGAGAAATTCAAATAGATTGTTTCTGCCATATCCTTTAATTCCCAGAACCTTTGAAACCTCATTCATGGAAATTGCGGTCTTGCTATCTGCCACTGCATCAAAAAACTCTGCTTTTGGCTTCATCTGCTCAATCTGCCTGTCTTTCTGAGAAATGATATTCTGTGCCACTATCAATGCGTTGGCTACAATCTGCTCCGGTGTAAGATTTTCCTGGTTGGCAATGTAGCCACCGTTCTTACGAATAGATGGGAGGACTTCATCAAAAATCCAGTGTTCAAATTCATCCGCTTTGGGCAACTGCGATTTAATGACAAGTCTGTAAACATCACCCTCTGGAATGATTTTTAACTCCTGTTCTCCACCTTCTGTAAGGTAGCGGTGTTTCAGCGCCCCCTTACAATGCCTTGAAATTGCATCTTTGGGGACTGAATAACCAAGTGCTCTTGCTACATCATTGGCTACAAAATAAGGTTTCCCGTCAATTTCTAGCGTTCTCACGCTACCAAAATCAGCATTGTTAAAAACCTGCAAATCGTTCATCTTCTCACTTCCTCTCCATAAATAATATGCCGACCTAATCAACAAACTGCTTTACATCTACACCCAGATAGTCAGCAATCATTACCATAGTGTCCAACTTAGGTTTACTTTTGTCGTTTTTCCAGTCAGAAAGCAACATAGGCGAAATTCCCAAATCTACTGCTACCCTGTACGGAGTAATTCCTTTTTTGCCGATAATCTCGCAAAATCTTCCATAAGAACTTCCGTATTTTTTCTCTTTCTCCAAAATTCATACTCCTTTCCTTAAAATCTCTTGAATTTATTAAGGAAATCCGTTATAATACTATCTGTCAGAACAATATATAACCACCTAATTTTGCCTAGGTTTTAAGGGTTTCCTTAATCTAGGTCTAGTATATTATGGTTTTCTTTAAAAGTCAATAACATTTTTAAAGTTTTCCGTAATTTTTTTGAGGTAAATTTTATGTATGAACATTATCAAGAATTGCTAGACAAAAAAGGACTTAAAAATGCAGATGTGGCAAGGGCAGCTGATGTTTCCAATATGACGTTGTCCGACTGGAAAAGGGGAAAGACCACGCCTAAAACTGATACAATGCAAAAAATTGCAAACTATCTTGGGACTACTGTAGAGTATCTATTAACCGGGGAAGAAAAATCCCCTAATGAATTTTCCGTAGAACAGGGCACTCTGGATGTGAAAATATCCCAGGATTTAGAGCTGAAAAATGCTTTAGAAAATTACTTTAAACTGTCAGAAAAGAAAAAGAAACTTGTTATTGAATTAATCAATTCGCTTGCCGAATAATTCCAAAAGAAAAAGCACGTCACCAATAGAATTGACGTGCCAAATGAGGTATGACTATGGAAAAACAAATGATTAGATGCGATAACTTATCTCAAGATCGCATAAACGAAATAATTCTAAGCTATACAAAACTTGGGTGGAAATTTATTGGTATTTCAGAGGGGTTCCCTAAAGACTACGCTTGGATACATTTAGAGTGGTCTAAGCCGGAACCTCCGATTTGGCCCGGCATAAAACCCAACAATTAATCCCATGCATTTCTGGTGAAAAAAATACCACAAAACCATTTTTAACATAATCATCTCTTGCTGCTTCTGTTTTTGCGATTGCAACGCACTGGAATGACCCTTGATTATTCATGTCATAATTCAGTGCGGTGCAGTTTTTTAAATTATCCATATTGTCTCCAACTTAAATATGGCCTTTTATTTTGCCTTTGATGAAAGTATAAAGATATTCTAGGATATCTTTTCTCTCAATTTTGTTTACCATTTCAATGATTTTCTTCCGATACTCTTCTTTTTCATCCACTAAAAGTCCCTCCAATTCATCCAAACCGCACGTTCTCTGTGTAGCGATAGGCATATTATAGAACGTATGTTCGATTATGTCAAGATAGCATCGGGGACACCGATACAAAATCAATGTCCCCAAACCAGAAGTTGATTGCCCATTTTCATTGGACATTTCTAGTATATGCTTTTAGTGGGTAAAATATTCTTACGAGCAACGAAAAACTTTTATGATTCTTCTGTTTCTTCTGCAAGTTCTCCGCAATCCAGATCAATTAAAACCTGTTTTACCTGTGGCTTAATCTTTTCTGGTACCTGTGCGTAAGTCTTTCTACCTTTGATAATAAGAGTTGCATAAATAATTGCCATATCGCTTACCTCCTTTCGTAGTATTAAGAAAAGCAATAGCCTAAGCATCTAACAAAGCCTCGACCTCTGCTCTAATCTTCTCTGGAACATCATCAATTGTTTTTTTGCCCTTGTGGATTAAGTCTGCGTATACTGTTGCCATGTAGCTTGCCATGATTAAGCCTCCTTTGTGGTTGTAGTGGTTTGGGTTGCTTCATAAAGTTCAGTCAATGCTAACTGGGTGTTAGTGACTTCATCTTCCAGTGCCAGATTAGCTTCATACTGCTCGGTAAGAGCTAACTGGGCTTCGGTGAGCTGGTTTTCCAAATCTGTTACTCTAATCTGCAGTTTTCCAATATCTGATTCCGGCAGATAAGAAAACACTGCCTTAGGCTCATCTGGATTAGTTACGTCAATTCTTTCAAGAGCTGCTCCGTCTGGAATGTCCACGAACATTGACAACAGACCTTGTGGGGCTTGTTCTTCCCCATACACAATTGACCAGATTCTACCTGTGGCATCGTAAATTACTAATGCTTTCATTTGTTCTGTTCCTTTCTTGATTGTGATATACTGTTAATATCTTTTTACTTTTCTACAATTTTCTGCATCACCCCCATATGCCGGTAATCCACATTGGTATGTGATTGCAGGATATTATTAATAGTATCCTGTAACGTAGTAATTGTACTTCTTATTTGGGGTTGTAACTTTTACTTTAAAAGTCGTTCCGCTTCGAATTGGAGAAACCAATGTATAATTGGGCAATATTACACTTAGGTTATTTGGATCCCAAGGGCAAGAAGTAGATAAGTCATGTGGGCCATTTTCCGCCATAAACATCCAACTTTTAATATAAAAACCAAGAGATAATGTTACATAATAGTCACTGTCTGAAGTTACTTGCCCCAAACGAGATACAAATTGTCTCACATTACCTGAAACACCGAATATCGACTTCCCATAAAGTATATTATTGCCAGTTAAATTCCCATCACCTTTGATAACAATATCGCCGGTCATTTTCTTACCACTGCATGATACTGTCTGTTGAGCCGTATTAGGCGTATAAGTCCCACCACTCATCATACCCATGGTGCCGGTCTGCTTGCTTTTGGGATTGGTGGTATAGAAAGTTTTACCTGATAACACATCACCGGCTCCGGCATCACCACTAAGGGTTAGTGTACCAGTTAAAGGCTCTCCATCTGCGCCAACAATTACCTTTCCAGACAAAACATCGTCCGCTGCGGCTGATACAACATCGAGGTCAATTCCACCACTACCACCAATCATTAATACCTGTCCCATGGTCATACCCCTTTCAATCCAATAACAATATCAACAGTTGGCAGTTTGTAAACTTTAAATGTTACACTGCCATCTGCTGTAGTTCCAGTTCCAGAAGATATAATTCCAAATGCTTTACTATATGCCTTTTGTGCATCCACAGAAGCCCCATCAGCAAGCATACTTACAATTATTGGATTATCGTCTGCCCTAAGTCCCTCAACATCTACAGTTTGGCTATATGGGGCTGTATCGCCTACCCAACCAGTAGCAGTCAGTGTAACCGGTGCAATATGATTTATCTGATTGACATTTTTATTAGTCTTGTTGATATCATTTGCCCCAAAGGTATTCCCAACCTGTGAATAACTTGTAGCATCTGTAAACGATACTGTGCCATCATCATTGCTTGTTTGCGTATATTTTCGACTGTTTCCAGATGCAATGATATCGTCCATATAATTCGTTTTTAAAGTTTCCATCAGGTTCTCACTCCTTTCACATTCCCAAGTCTAAATGCTAATACTGGCAACCCAGCTTCCAGCCTGTTCAACATTTCATAGATTCTTAATGTCGCAGACTCTATCCTGTTCAACTCATTCCATTGGATAAATGCTCCATTGCTGTAAAAGGTAGATGTCATGCCTATATTCTGGGTGTAAACGTTTTTGTTGATGGTTTCCAGATTCTTCTCAAAATTATTGATTTCTTTGGCATACGGATAATCCGCATACCCTTTATCAGCTCCCATATCAATAATTCCAAAATTAGGGTAAAATTGTTCTGCTCTTTCATGCAGAAAATTCAAGTTCCCTTTTATCCGATTGTAATCACTGGCATTGAATCTGTCAGAAGATTCCCAATCAGTTTTAGGTTGTATCCATGGCATTACTCCACCACCTTTCTAGCCTTTAATGTGCCGCTCCAAGCACCGCTATAATTTAGTTCGTTTTGATATGCACGTATCATTGTCTTATCCCTGTCTTTCAATTCCAGAAAGAATAAATCATTAGCATCTGTACGCGGGTCTCCATTCCAGGGGATTTGATAATCAACATCTCCTAGATAATATTCCGCTAACCATTCTTCCTGGTCCTTCGCCAGCTTTTCTTCACTGATGAGCGGATTATTCCATGTCTTATTCACTCCTGTATCATTGTGCTTTTCAGTATAAGACTTTTCTGATACCACATATTCGTATCCGCTTACAGATATCTGAATAGCATCCCCGACTGTACCTGTAACTTTGATATTCGCATAATAATTGCTGCTCGATATTATTTCGACCATTGCCGTTCCTGAAGTAACAGATACTTCCAGTCCATATGCAGGATTTGTAAAATATATCGTCTTTGTCATTTCTTCACTATCAAGTGTCAATTCTTCTGATGTCAATTCAGTGATTTCCGCTTGCGACATAGTATATATATTTCGTTTAACCGTAATGGACTGAATTTTTTCTTGCCTAGTGGCTACAGGAGATCCTTTTAAATTAAAATCTCGTGACAGCGTATAATCTGTCGAGTCTCCAAATGATACTTTATCAACTGTTATCCTTGCATTAGGATATCCTTTCGAAAAAACGATTTCCATTTCATCGAATTTTTCAAGTTGTTCTTTATACTCACTATGCAGTTGTGGATTTACTATCTCAATATCTTGTACCTGTTCCTGCTGATAATAAGTGATAATATGGTATTTCTGAGGTGCTACATTACGAAAATCAATGGAAAATCCAAAACATGTGTATCCTGTTTCTAAGTCAATATTAATTTTAGGAATATCTTCAAAATCACCATTTGAATCCGCTATACTATCACTAACGTACCCTGTATCTTTTGAATACTCCGCTTCATCTTCCGGCAGAAACAAAACAGATCCGTCAACCAATGAAAAATCATTACTATATATGGCATAGCCTATACGTTGATCTTGTTTCAAAACATTCTCAACATGGCTAAATTTTGTCTCGTTGTTAGCAGCTTTAATACCTGCCGGTAAAATATCCTCTCCTGGATACAAAAATCTACTCGGATATACAAGATCAATACCGGCACTGGCATACATGTCTGGCAAAAATGATGATTTTATCCATACCCTTCCTTGCCGGTCAACGCTTAATACACATCTGCCTGCATTTGAGATTATCTGTAATGCCTCTGAATGTTTTACCACAGGAACAGGATTATATACCTTAACATTTTGCAAATATGGATCAACCACATACTCATCTGTTTTCATACCGGCATCTTCCAGTACATCTAATGCCAAATCATAAAGAGATATTCCTTCTGGTCTATACAATCCCCTGTAATATGTTCCATTCAATTTCCAGTCAAACACATCAACCATTGTGAACTTGGCTTCTGTATCAGTTGCGCTCCAAGATTTTAAAAATGCTGTAATTTCAGGAACCCATTCAATATTCCTAGTCCCGTCCAGATCATATCCAAATGACACTTTCATTTGCTGTCCTTGTTCCATATAAGCAACTGCTGATTCTGGATTATCTGGATTGTAATATAGATTCTGATTATCTACAGTCAAAGTCATATCTTGGCTTGGAAGCGATTCACAAATCGTTGATACATAATCCTTATAAGTAAATGATTTCACTTGCTTATTTGAGAAAGTATTTGAAATTCCACATGTAAATTCCAAAATCCTCATTCTTCCCTGCCCATTAACCATTGTCAGTGGGGTTATCCGCAAGAAAGAAATAGCATCGAATGTATCTTCTGTAACGAAATTCCGGGAAGAATTTTCATAGGCTTGTGTGCCATTATCAGATTGAACCGTAAATGAAGTTGGGTAATATTCGCCAAAATCAATTGTCAAGCCTTTTATGTCTGCCACATTGCCGTCAAAGTTAATATATACTGAGCCTTGGATTTTATCTGGAACCAAGCCATTATTGTAATAGGCATATCCGTCATCCTGCTCTGGAAGAAAATACATTGTGCCGTCAACCTTGGCAAAATTTTCTTCCAGTGTAGCGTATACCTGGCTAACTGTATTGCCTTTAAATGCTGCTGTTGTATTTGCAAAATAAGCGAAATCATTGTCTGCTTCACTTGCCACTATATTATTTTGTGCTATGGAACTAATAATACCAATCCTGGCAGTGATATAACCACGATTCCTATTAGGTTTTCGCATGGCTTTTTTATAAGCTGCACTTACAGTTTGCATTTGCTATCACTCCAGTCCTGAATCAATCAGATTAAACTTGCAGTTTTCATACTTGGTTACTATATGGCTCTCCGGATCTGCGTACAATGGTTTAGCTTCACGGTCTCCAGGATACATTGTTATGGTTATCGGCTTTCCGGTTCTATAATCTTCAAATGTTACCGGAATGTAAAAAGGTTCAACTGCTCTCAACATCATCTGCCAGACTTCCGGTTCAAGCATGGCCCATTCAAGGTTATTCAGCTTATACAGATCTCTACCCACTCGTTGACCTATGACGGCATTGTTAGCATTTCTTCCGGCATTGACAGTCGTTGTGATGAGATAACTAAACCCAGCCTTAGGACAAGGAAAGTCATATCCATTCACGTTCAGGAAAGCTGTTAGACCTGATCCAGTAACCTTTGTTGTTTGCGCCATTAGGTACACCTCCATTTATTGGCAGTAATCTTTCTGCCCCCAAAGGTAAAATCAGGGGACTTTTTCTTTTTAGATTATTACGTAAGTAATAATCTTTTTCTTTTTAATTTCTTACATTCTTATATTCTTACATTCTTTATATTCTTACATTCTTGTTTTGTGGTCCGCCTGGTAGTTCAAGTGGTGGTTCAACAGGTAGTCCGTTAGGTGGTTCAATAGGTAGTTCATCTGGTGGTTCGTTGGTTGGTTCAATATTTTTTCAAAAAGTTAGCAAACCGTTGATTTTACTAGCTTTTTCGGCTATCAATATCAGTTCGCCAGTTGGTTCACATACCCAACACTACTTGAACACCAAAGTAATCACTAAACGTACACCAAAACGATCACTCATCGATCACATTTTTAGGCATATTTTGACGGTCATAAAAGCCATTTTAAAGCTCATAATCTGGATAAACAGCTTCCCAAACATCTTTATGATAAGCATTAATCGACCCATAATTAGCGTCGAAGATCTTCTTGACTTCGTACCCCATACGTTCCCCAGCCTCTTTTAGCCTTCTCCATTTGAATGTTTTCCAAGAAACATTATTCAGTGCTGCTACTCGCTTGATAGAGTACCAATCTTTGCTTGTATCAAGCTGTGCCTGTAGCTCTGCTTCCCGATCCAGGCTTTCCAAAAGCTGTGCGATAGCGTCCCGGTAAGACATCGGCATATTCATCTTATCGTCTTTCTTCTGGAAGTAATTGTCAACTAGGCGGTCATACACTTCCCACGCCTGATCCGTGTTCAGGGACTTAGCGTGAAGAAAAGCACCTTTTTCTGTCCAAAGGTAAATTGTTTTTGCATTTTTCAGACCGTCGTGATTTTCCAGACGGTTCACAAATAGGGTCTTTTCTTCATTTTCAAGTTTTATAAAATGTTTTCCTTCTATAAAACGATCAATATTGTGGTTAAAATTGTACGAGATTGTTTTTCTGTCCGTTCCATACGCTTCCGCAATCTGCTGTGTGGTTAAAACTCTCTGGCATCTGTACTCTGTTACTTTTAATCCTTCCATCCAATTATCTCCTTCTGTATTTAAAGCAACAAAAAACGCCCACCAGACATAGATTTTCTACATCTAGTGAGCGTGATTCTTAAACTGTTTTTGCCGTCCTTACTCAGTTCGTCCTATCCTTTAAGCCTTGTTTTTCCCGCAACGGCTATTGGGCAAAGCTGATGGATTCGGCTAAATTTTACCCTTTTATTATACCTGTTTTAGGCTGGAATATCAAGGTTTCTTGCGCATTTACCTCAATCTTCTACCAAAATAAAATCTGTCAAGTTCTTCCAAGCGGTCAAGATAATCGTCTGCAGTTTTTCCAAGGTCTGTGAAGTGTTCAACAAGGTCAAGTCCTTTCTCTGGGGCATGACCAACTTCCTTTTTGTAGATTTCATTTGCCTTCTCCAAGTCAAATTCCTCTCCAACTTTCAGCATAATGTGGTATTCCAACACAAACTGCGGCACATTGGCATTGTTGCAAATCCTATACATCCTCCGCTGATTTCTAGCATACCAGCTAGGATTTTTTGGTATAGGTGTATTGCTTGGCTGGCAAACTGGAGGTTGCTCCAATATTGTTGGTTTTGCTTTTACCCGAAAGTATGTGTTCACCAACTCTCTCTGGACTTTCCATGACAGGTCATCTGTAAAGGTTTTGACTATCATCAGATAGCCGCTTTCTGTTAAGAGCGTAATGCCTTTCTGGGGTATGTACGCCAAGCGTACATAGTCTGTATCCCCTTGTTTTTCGGGCTTCAATGTAATATAGTCTACGTCTTTAATGAAATGTTTCTTATTCCTGTTAAAAGCGTTCCTTGCTGTTCCTATAGGTCTTTGATGCACTTCATCAACATCTCTAAAAGTCACAACTCTCTGCCCGTTGTACTCTCTGATCTGCATTTCTGTATTTTCAATAGCAATGACTTCACTCATTTTTCATGCCTCCCCCAAATTCAATCTTTCCATTGGAAAGGCACTTGCAGGCATAGGCAAAACCTGCAATAAATGACTTCTCTTGAACATCAAATACGCACCTGTTTATAGAACTTTCAATTTCATTGGCCAGCTTTGGATTTAAAATCTCATAAACTTTTTTCCACGCATCATCATATTCCCGTCCCCATGTATAATCTTGCGCTTCATCAGAATGAAACCACTGCTCATAAATCATCTTTGCAAATTCATCCATTTTAAAATCCTCCAAAAATTCTTGAAATTTCCGCAAGAATTTGATAGGATAGATTTATCAGTCCTTGCGGATTGGTGTTTGGAGTAATCGTGTGACCGTCAAATCTAGCGATTACTCTTTTTCTTTTTCCAAAAGTAAGTGTATACCACGTCTTATGGCTTCTCCTTTGGTAATTCCGTACTTTTCGCAATAGGTTTTTAACCTGCTTTCTGTTAAATCATCAAGGCGAATGCTAAATCTACTCGACTTTGGATTTTCTGCTTTTGGTCTTCCAGCTGGTGACATTATCCTCACTTCCTTTCTTGTCACACCTTTATTATATTTATGTCACACCAAAAAGTCAATACCCAAAATAAAAAATCAGGGAAGTTTTTCGCTCCCCTGATAATTCATGCCAATATTAAACTTTCCATGTGTGACCGCAGTTCTGACATGTAGCTCTGGTTTCGTTAATGGTTCTTTCTTTAATACGTCCCTTTGAACCTCTTTCCCAACCAAAAGCAAGCTTTGTCCACCAACCGATGCAGACAAACCATAATAAGTCAAACAACCAACCACAGCAGCACCAATACAGGCACCCTTTTTGCTTTTTAGACTCCTGTACTCCGATTTTACCAGAAGATACACTTCCAGTCTGTACGCTCTGAACTAGAACGTTTTCGCTTCCACACTTAGGACACTTCATAATATCCACCCCTTATATAATATTTGTGGATATTATATCACATAAAGGGGCAAAAGAAAAGAGGCTCGGTGGCCTCTTATGCTGTCAGATATGCAATATCTGCAAATCTCTCCAATCTGTCTTTGCAGTCCTTGTAAATATCTTTATATGGCATTCCCATTGACATGTCAATTCTAATTGTCTGTAAAATAATGCTTTCAACTAACGTCAGGTTATTCAGGTCGGTAACCGATACAGTGTCCCGATTTCCACCAATGATTGATTTTGCCAACTTTGTATATGTGAGATACAGTTTATCAGAATGCGTACTGCCCTGTTCTTTCGCATAATCAACAAGCATCTTAATCACATCAGTTTCTTTCAGTCGGTTTTCTTTGTTGGCAAGTCTGGTGTCGTTCCACTGCTTTGACTGTTTATCCAGAAGAAATTTGCGCATGGCATAGAACTGACGCACAAGTTCCTTTTTGAATTTGACTACTGTTTTGGAATTTCTCAAAAGGGTAATGACAAAAGTTGCCTGCTCTTCATTCAGATAAATAACTTCCATGGGTCTTCCACCTGAACTTTCCTCATTTAAAATGAGCAAAGTACCGAACTCTTCGATATCGCTTTGGTATTTCTTGATTACCTCTCTTACTGCATGATGCTGATTTCCTGTCCCTTCTGCAATCACCTTACTATTTGTAAATACATCGTTTCCTTTAAGTTCCACTAATTCATACATACTGATACCGCCTTTCTTGGACTACTGCTTATGCAGGTAGGTTATTTTATATCAGTATTATGGACATGTACTTCATCAATGGAACGGACATAGTTAAGTGAAGCTAAATCCATTTCTGCTGATTCGGCTGTTAATAGCACTGACAAGTTCACGCCCGTCAAGACTAATTGACGTATCCTTGTCAGCAGTTTCCCTGGTATTTTCTGCAATCTGGGACAAATATGGAGCTAAGACATCTACAACAGCTTCTCTTACTCCTGCAGTAATGCCAGCTACAATCTGCTCATTATTTGCTACTGCGGTTTTGCCATTGGAGAACTGACCAACCATCTCATTATGGTTTGCAAAGAACAGACCATCTTCTGGAAACCCACCTACAGAGTATTTAGGAATGTCAACATGAGCTATTGCTCTGAAAGATACATGTGAAATGGTATCTTCTTGCATTTCCTTTGCTGCCTCATTGTAATCGCTGATCAGGTCATTCATAGACTCTGCAATTCTGGACAATCCAGTATTGAACAGGTCAATCATGCCATTGACTAAATCTCCAACTTCTTTCACAATGCCTTTAAATCCAGAATAGATACCGTCCTTCATATTGGTTCCAAATGGTTCCCACTTTTCCTTTGTGAACCAGGTAGACACATTGTTGGTAAACCAATTGTTGATATTAGTGTTCCACTGGGTTTCAAATTCAGCCCATTTATCCAGAAGTGCAGTTTTGAAGTGATCGCCCTGTTCCTTCCACTTTTCAACGGTAAACCATGTTTTTACGTTAGTATTCCACCACGTATTAGTTTTTGTTTTCCACTGAGATACAAATTCGTCCCACTTGGCAATAAGACCTGTTTTCATTCCGTCCGTTGTAGTTTTCCATTTTTCGGTGGTAAACCACGGAGAAACATTTGCACTAAAAAATGTTGGCATTGCTGTTCCAGACCACCATACAGCAGCTTGGTTCCATGCATTCATTAACGATGTCTCAAGATTGCCAAAAATAGGATCCAGTGCCGTAGTAGTAAAACTTGACGCAAGACCAGATACAGCAGTAGTACCAATCGTGCTAAACTGCGACTCACTAAGGGTATCAGAAATAGTATTGTATACGTCAGTAGCAAATGTGCTAATTGTATCAATACCGTTACTGCTCTCAAATGGCTTGATTAAACCATCCAGCATACCTTGCCCAATCTCTTTCCATTTGGATTCAGAGAATATGTCATAAACATCATTTATAGTACCGGAAATACCATTTTGCAGTCCTTCAATGAGATAAACACCATTCTCATCCATGACAGTAGACGGGGAATGGATACCAAGGATGTCCTTAAATTTATCAATGACACTTTGAGCTACCGTACCAACACTCTCTTTGATATTATTCCAACCGTCTTTGATACCATTAATCAAGCCTTCCATGAGGTACCCACCCATGTCAGCCATAACCGTAGACGGAGAATGGATACCAAACGCCGCCTTAAATCCGTCAATAAACGGAGTGAAAATATTATCAATTATCCATTGACCTACAGATTTTAAAGCATCTACAATACCATTGTATAAGCCCTGAATAATATTTCCACCGGCAGCCTGAATGTAAGTATCAAAATATGCTATAGTCGCATTAAATCCAGCAACCAATTGATTCCATACAGCTTGTCCAACACCTGCGGCCAAGGCAAGTGATGCACCAATAGCAGCGCCTAAATATGTATACGCACTGCTTACAAGACCAGCATAATCAATAGTGGTTACAATCTTAATTAATTCGTTTACTATACTAATTCCAATTTGCTGCCAGTTAACCGAAGTAATTGCATCGGCTAAAAATCCATATAAGCCCTCTACAATCAGCACTGCGGAGCTCACTAATCTCTCTGCCAGGCCTTCCCAGTCAATACCTACAAGAAAATCCATGACTCCTTCGCCAAAAGCTCCCCAGTCTGTTTCGTCAAGAAGCGCAATCAAAGTATCAAGCAAACCTGTGACAACAGAACTAAGACTAGATGCGGCTCCAGACCAGCTAAAAGTTGATGCAAATGTATTTAAACTAAGCGCAAGACTACTTCCGAAATTAGTCCAGTCAAATGTTGTCGCAGCATTTTCTAATACCGTAAATACAGCATTTAATCCATTTGCAAGCATTTGTCCAATTTCATCCCATTGAACAGAGTTGACAATCCCATTAAGACCATCACCGATAAATTTTCCAATGGAATCCCAGTGTGTAACATCCAAAAGAGTATTTGCGAAGTCTACAGCTGTATTAATTCCCTGACCAATGGTTGTACCGATTGAAGTTGCCAGCCCCTCAGTTTCAACAAATCCATTAATAAAGGTTCCAATACTGGATGCAATCTTTCTGGCAGACTCCTGAATGCCGTCCCAAGGGATAGCGTCAAGGCCGTTCTTAAGCCAAGTACCAACGGCAGAACCAAGTTCTGTAAAGTCTGCTGCTTCCCACATGGATTTGATTTTATCAGACCACTCCTTGTATTTGCTGTCAATCTCATCAGTCTCAAACATATCAGCGGCGCTTGCACCGCTACCGCCAGATCCGCCACTCTTGCTTTGGTCAACAATATTCAGCTCATCAATTCCAAGTGTATGGGTCTTAAGGTCATCAGCAGCCTTCCCAGCCTTTCCAAGACTCTTAGCATAGTCTTGTGTCTGCTTCTTGGCTTTAATCCATGTACCATGTCCTGTAAGCGCAGAAAACAGCTGATTAACAGCATTTGCCGCATTAATACACATCTGAATGATAGTATTTAACGCCGGAGCCAGTGCGTTAAGAAGTGGAGATGCTGCCGCTGCTACAGAGTTTTTCAGCTGATTTGTGGAATTCATCAGCAATGACATGCTGGCATTGGTCTCACTGCTGTACTTGACCAAATTTTGCATACCGTCAACAAAAGCTTTTCGCAACTTATTGATTAATGCAAATAAGGTCCTCACTCCTACTGCATATCTAAGCATGGTTCCTAGATTTTTTAGCAATGAATTATGAGAGCCTTTACTTGCCCCTGTAAGTCCAGAGAACGCTTTAATAAGCTTGCTTTTAAGTGCAGAAGCTAATGAAAGTATTGACTTTTTAGCTGCCTTTAATGGTGCAGTTAAACCAGTTAATATGGCTTTCTTTGCTACACCCGCTGCTGCTCTAGCCGCTGTGCCAATAGATGGCATTTTTCTGACAGCATCAGAAACAGCACCTTTAGCTGAACTTGCAAGCCCTTTAAAGATATTACCATTTGCCAAGTCTCTAAAAGACTGAGATATCATGTCTTTCATGTTTTGCAACTGGCCAGATAAACTGTTTATGCTTTGTTTTGCCGCTTCTGTATTTTTCTCAATGTCCTGTGATGCATCTGCATTATTCTCACCGCTTGACGTTTTGTCTTGGAACATCGCTGGATCATTCAACGTCATTCCGGCAGACTTTCCATATTCGCTTACTGCCTGTGCCCAATCTCTAATTTGCGCAGCTGACTCGCCGAACGTTTGAGCCATAGCATCTGCATTGTATTGCATATCAGAAGCAGCTACTTTTACAGACTCTTGGGCTTCAGAAGCGCTTTTTTCAATGTTATCTCCAAAATATGACGATATATCATCCTTATCAAACATATCATCAAGTTTTTCTGATGATGCACCATTAATTGTGCCAGTAAACACATTAGGATTAGGCCCTGTGCTTGCTGCCTGTTTCTCAGTCACTTTTGCAGCTTCCTCAGCCGCTAAACGTGCAGATTCACGCATGTTATCCAGCTGTGCAGTAAGAGATTCAATCTGATTCTCATACTTTACAACGCTTGCAACAGTATTCTCATAGGTCTTGCCATCTGTATTTCCAGATGCTTCTAGTTCTTGCTGTTTCAGCTTTGCATTTTCCAGACTGTTAGTTAAAGAAGTGATTTTATTTTCAATCTGCTTCTCATTTCCAGACATGGTAAAATCTTTTCCCAAGTCTGCATACTGCTCTCTGATTTCTTCAGCAGTGCGTGATATATCTTTTGAAAAACCTGACATCTGAGCAACCATTTTTTCTCGCATTTCTTTCATGCCATCAAACAAGTCACTCCACATGTCATCTTCATTGAAATTTGCGCCTTCTGAACCAGCAGATACCAGTCTAGTAGCATCTAATCTGGCAGCTTTGACAGCTGCAATAATTTCTCTAAACTGCTGCGTCTGGTCCTCTGTACCAGAAAATAAATCCTTAAATTTATCAGACATTTCCTGATAAATAGAATCTATTTCAATTCCAGACCCATCGGTACTAAACGATCCCATTGCAGTAGCGCGTAAACTTTTCCAATCATCTCCAAGTTCGGCAATAACGTTTTTAGGAATATCAATTTTTCCTAGACCTTTGAAATGGTTAAAAAAGTTTTCATATTCGCCAGTGGTAGATTGCAAAACTTGTGCATTCTTTTTGACCGTATCACCTAATTTATCAAAAGTTTTCAAAAGTTCTGGATTATCCATTCCAGATGCAATCTCACCAATATTCATTCTGGCAAGAGATTGTGTCATTTCTTGAATATTTGCCCGAACTTCTTTATCTTTGATTTTATATCCCCTGATGATACTGTCTGCAAAAGTTTTACCTAACTTATTGCCTGCCGTAACCGCACTTTTAACATTTCCAAGAGATTTTACACTTTTATCAAGCCCTCCACTTTTAGAAAGATCAGATATCTTTTTTGAAAAATCTGATAATCCGGAATCTTTTGTAAGTGCCGAAAGTCCTTCCGCCACGAGACCAAGTTTCTTTATCAATCCATCAAGGCTCTTATTTGCTTCATTCGCAGTAGTTTTGACCGCTATTTCAAGAGAATCTATTTCTGCTCCCATTTGACACCTCTTTTCTGAAAACAAAAAAAGGGAGATAAGCAATTACACCTATCTCCCTAAAACTTAAAAATTTCCCACATCCTGTTTGCCATCTGAATTTGTCAAGTACAATGCACACTCATATGGATGTCCTGATCTAGGCTCAAAGTAATACCAACTATCGCCAATATCTTGCCAGCCAGTTACTGCATATCCATCTTTGTTGAAATAATACTTATGATGGTTGATAACTTTCCAACAATTTTTGCAATATGTTGATTTCGTATCTGCATACCACCAACCATTGCTATCATGGTTCCATCCAACAGTGTATGAATTACTTTCTGCAAGGGTCCAATCTGGTCTTCCATATCCATCAATTCTGCTGTTGTTAAGATTATACGATTTTTCGCAGACGGCACCACCATTAGCGACAACTTCTGCACCGCTGCTGGTATTACCTTCAATCGTATAGACTTTTCCACCGGAAACTTTTATTACAATTCCGGTGTGGCATATTCTTGACGAATTGCGGAAAAAAATCTGATCTCCTGGTTTGGGATCAGATTTGTGGTATTGGCCCTTATTCTTAAAATATTGTGCAGACGTAGGAGTATAAGCGCTAAAGCCACCACACAACAATTGTTTAGCTTTTACTGAACCAAAGGCTTGTACAAAACACCAGTCTACGAACATATCACACCACGCTTGACCTTGAAGTGACGGATAAATATCCCTGGCATACTTTGTGTAATTATTGCTACCTGCATTGCCGGTTTTACTATCTAAAATATCATTTGACATTTTTTCAAGATATCCAACTTCTGCTTTTGCAATTCCTATTAATCTGTCAACTACGCTCATTCATAGATTCTCCTTTAATCCGGCCCTTCAGGAAGACCAGCTTGCCTTAGCAAGTTAATTCTCTGCTTCATTTCATAGACAGCGCATTCCTCATTAGATTCAACATTACCGTTATCAGAGCTATCTTTGTATTTATCCAATACTGGATGTTCGATATACTTAGCTCTTGACTTTTTGCCTGCCAAATTGCGTTCAATTGCAACCCCAACGGCAGATAACCCATAAGATCCCCATTGCATCCATGCTTCTACATCTCTATGTTTACGTTCAAGCATATTAGCCTCAGCATATGGCTGTAAATCAGTCGGGCATGATTCGTCTATTTCTGATACTGTCAATCCATAACCTTTAGACACCATTAACCAATACGGCCGTATTTCTTTACAATATGTCTGCCAGGTTAATTCTTTTTGCTCTCTGCCGTTTCCAAAACTGCCTGAGACGTTTTCTGCTTTTTGGCTTTTGCCATTCTGGATAAAAAACCATTCTCAAGCAACTCCTTCTGTAAAATAGAAAACAAGGTATTCATGTCTCCATCTTCACCATCAAAATAATCATCCAGAAGCGCATATACTTTTTCCAGACATGCGTCTTTCTGACTTTTATTTTCCGGTTCATAACCAAACTCTTCTTTGTGGAATTTTTGCAGACCAACTAAAAGCATCTCTGGTAAGAAAAGTAAAAGTTTTTCCACTGACTCCATGTCTCCTGAAATATTATCCATATTCATCAGATCACGAATAATGCCAGACTTGATTGTAGCCTCATAGCCATACTTGATTTTTAATTCTCTATCTCCAAACTTAATTGTAGTCATTTTTATCCCTTTCCCCTATGGTATACATAGGAAAGGGGGCACTCCGTAGAATGCCCCACTTATCTTACTTATGATTTTTTAGTTAATGTAATGCTTGTCGGATAACCATTTTCATCCTCAACAACTGCAACGTCATAATCATCCTCAATCCACTTCGGAACCGTCTGAACAGATACCGTTGCAGTACCAGTCAGATGATCATCGGATGCTTCGCCAGGTGCAAAGGACTCCTGACCGATAAATCCACAGATTCCCTCTGAACCCTTACCGTCTGTTCCATACAGAATGATAAAGTCCAGTTTCTTGCCCTCGTTGGTCACCATCTCATCTTTGTACTTTTTCTCAAAAGCGCCCTCAACTTCCATAGAACCAGCAGAACGTCTTCCCATTTCCTGAGTCTCTACAAGATCCTCCAGTGTAGATGTGTCTACCATATTCTGAGATCCGAATGGAGACGGAATGCTCTTCGCTCTCAGCAAAAGCTTATAAGTACCAGCCCAATACTCGCCTGTAGTTGCAGAAGTGCTGGTTTCTTTGTAAGCAATCCTTGATTTTAAGCCTGTAGCCATATTTTTACCTCCTGAATTTTCATAAAAAAATAAGAGCCATAAGCCCTTTACTACAAAATGTCTGTTGCGCTAATAATGCGCCGCACCCTCATCGTGCTTCTGTACGTTCCATTGTCACCGGAAAACTCCGGCATTGCAGTTATCCAGAAGCACATGCGTTTAAACTCATCGGCTATGACTGCCATAACCTTATTTGCATCACTCTGATTTGTATTAGTGATGACATCAACCTGGAACGTTTCTTGTACTGCATTCACGCTGATCCCTTCTAGGTCTTGTGCTTTCTCAACACCAGGGAGTTCATGCAGGTACACCGTAGGAAACAGGGCCTTAGAAGTGTTCTGCTCAATATCGGTAAAGTAAATGTTCGGGTATTTCCCAGAAAGCTTCTCACTCGCCCTGGATTTCACGATTGAGAATATTTTCTTTTCAAGGTCATATACCCATTGATTTACACTTATCATGCGCCAAACACCTCCCTTGCTGTCTCCTCTATAATGTCCCTCAATTCATTTGCTGTGTTGTGCATGAATGGTCGGCTTGGCATGCCTTTTGTGATATGCAGCTTCCCATCCTTGCCAATGTAAGTCCAGTAATATTCGCCGGCTTTTACAAATGTGCTGCCATGGATGACAATATCTTCCATAGCCTGCCGAATTGTGCGCCCTGAATTATAAGCCCATGAAACACCATCCGGAAACTCATATGGATATGGCGAAGACTGACCAACTTGTCCCGTTCCGAACTCTACGAACGCGCAATGGTTAGTTCCTGCTATCACAGCCCATATCCCACTGCCCGTTTTTTCAGAATGTATGCTTTCCAAAAGTTCACTTGTAAAAACAGCATCGAGACTTATGATTTCTGCCTTGGCAATCTCCACGCCTTTTTCAGCCAATTTTTGGCTAAGCATGTTACACTTATTCGCCAAATCCTTTTTATAGTCCTCTAAGTCCTTTATAGCGGCTTTAACGGACGAAACTGAAAGGTTAAACGTTATGGTATGGCCCGTCATTACTTCACCACTTTTTGTAATAAGAACAAGTCTACGGTCAACCCCTCGTCAGCTACACCACGGACCGTGTAATCCGCAGTCAGTGGGTCAACGCCACCATCAGCATCATATCCCACAGCTGACTTTTTCCAAACCATGTCCCCGGCAGTCAGTGATAGATAACCTTTGTCTGTCACAATCTGGACATAAGTGCTACTATCATCAATACCAAATTCTTTAACAAGAACCTCACTAAGTTTGTTGCTGATGTTTGCATAAAACTCTTGTGGTTCGGAATAACCAATTTTTTCATCAGCAATAATCGGTATCTTATTCCCATCCCCATCAATGTAGTATTTTATGCTTCCATCTTCTTCTTTTTCATATACAATGATACGCTGTCCTTTGCGGGAACATTTCATTTTCTGCTTATTAATATCAAGCATCTTTTTTTACCTGCTTATAAATCTGGTTTACACCGGTACTGGCAAGCCCGCTTACGATCCCCACTGCAATAGCTGTCATAATGTCCGTTGCTGGGAAATCTGGGATAACATACATTCCAACCGCACCAAGGATGCCACCCACAGCACCAACAATTACTGGAATGTAATTATCCTTAACTCCGTCTACAGTCTTTGCTCCAAGCCCAACCAAATAGCAGATAACCACAATCGCTAACGATGTTCCGACTTGTGTAATATCCATTATTCTTTGCCCCCTTTTTTAAAGTGTAGCTCTTGGATCTCTTTATACATTTTAGTAATCATTCCGTTTCCGCCTAAAGCATGATAAGCGTCATACATTTCGGAAAAATTATCATAAGCGTATGAGGGGATTTCCCCCTCTTTCATATACTTAGTGTGATACTCAATCAGCTGCACACGCAGCAAAAGCATGGTACCTTTGCTGTTTGCATCTCTGTCCTTTTTTTGCTGTTGCAAAAGCCAAACAATGTACCCTAAAATCACCGGCAATGCCAATGTATATGTCTGTAGTAAAATTTCTTTCATTTCATAGCTCCTGCTGCTGTAAAAATTACACACTGCCCACCGCCACAAAAAAGTGTGCCCCTGCTATCGTTTTGTTAACCTCAACAAAATCATAACGCACAATCTTCTAAACTCCTCGATATCGAGGAGTTATAAAACCTTTACAAACGGATATACCCCAGCCAGAAGGCTATCACGATCTTTCCAGTTCCTGCTTACTCCATTCTCTGTATAAGATGCCATATAAGCCTCTCCTGCCTGCGACCTATCATACACAGTCAGATTTACGATGACACTTTCATATTTCTTCATGTCATTTTCAATTTGTTCCTTTGTATAACTCTCTGGGTACATCCGCCTGCTCATGATTTCATCTGTTGCCTGAACAATTAGCTGCTCCAATAATGGATTTTCTTCTTTATGGTCAAACACAGTAATGTCAGTTCCGGAGCTATCATCGATATGAAATTGTTTCAGCCGGATCTTTACCTGCTCTAATACCGTATATGCCATAAAACCTCCTAAAGCCCAAACAAGTTGATAAAATACTCTTTCAGTGCTGATCCTGTCATAGATTCATATCCTACAACTCCATTTTCAGCAGCAAGAGACTTTAAATCGTCAGTACTCATTCTGTTAATTTCTGTTTTGGTAAACCTTTGGTCAAATGGTAAAGAAGCGGTTTCACCCACTTCTTTAATTTCTTGACCAGGAAGATACCATTTGCCATTGTATTTAACTTTGTGGTCAAACTTCATGGTAATAGCCCTCCAATTAATAACACTTGATTACATATGTGCTATCCATTCTTTCATAGGACGGAAGTACGATTTCAGATACAGTAGTCTTTGTCTGTACTGGATCACTGGTAGTTGTCACTGCCACAGCTACACCAGTATTGACAATTGATACATCTGCTTCTCCACTTCCCATAAGGGTTCTTTCCTCAGGAGTTGTACCATACCAAGTGTTTCCTAATGCACCATTAGGAATCAGTGTTGCAAATCCATCTGGATAGAATTTGGCAGCAGTGCCAGCCTCATTCTTGTACTGCTTTGAGTATACAATAATGCTTACTCCTAACTCGTTGGAGAATACTTCTTTTACACGATTGTCATTCATGAAAATGTTAGCTGTTACATTTTGTGCCAGAATAGCATTGCGGATTTTCTTATTCTGCTTCAGATAATCCATTGTCTTTCTGGAAACAATCATGATGGATGGACGTTCTCCAGTTTCTGCTTCTACCGCATCTAATGCAGTAGCAACATCATCTAATGGGTCAGAATTAGTAGTATCGTCCCATTTATCAGTTGCAGTTTCAAGTGAAGCAAAATTCTTCGTAGCATATGTGTTGTTTGGATCATAGTTATATGCATAATTTACTCCATTTGCCTGAATGGAAATCTTAGGATGTCCATCGGATGGTGCTAATAGCTGCATAATCATACGTTCAGGAACAACATTAGCACCGTCAATTAAGGTATTGGCATCATCGAAGATTCTGCTCAATACTTCTGATGCATATGGATCCGTACTATCCTGAACACGCATAATTTCCTGTTCATCCGCTTCCTTAATCAGCATTGATTCGCGAAAAAACGCCATCTCTGTTTCGGTAAGCTTAAAACCTTCACGGCTTCTAAGAGTAGACACAGCATCAAAATTTGATGGTGCCAGGGAAACCGGAAGACCTTTAGATGTCTTGATCCACTTCAGATCAAGCCCCATTTTCTTTTTTGCCGGAAATAATCCGGAACCAAGATATGCAATTTTGTTACTTGCAACTTCTGTATTTACGAGTGCAATCGCTTTAGCGCTATACGCATCTCTAATATTCATCATGTCCTCACTTTCTACCGATACGGTTAATGGTCGCAAATCTTTATGACCATTTTTTCTTACTCAAATACAATAAGCGGAAGTGCTGTTTTTACTCCTGAAGCAATTGTAATTCCCGCATTAGTGTTCGCATTGGTCTCATTTACACATGCAAATGCCTTTACAATGGTTCCATTCGGGTTTGAATCATATACATCTGTCAGAAGTATTCCTACTGCTGCCCCATCAGAAGATTCAGCATTTACTTTTTTTCCAGTAGCATCAATGGGATTTCCTGCCTTACAAACATGATTCGTAAAAGCTGTAGAATCGAGGGTGATCTCTTCAAACAGTTCTCCGCCCAGTCTTCTTTTTAAAATTTCTTTCTGTGTAGTTACACTAGACTCTGTAAATTTCATTGCTTGCCTCCTATAAATAACTATCTACGACTGACTTTGCAGCTTCATTCACTCCGGCAAGTGACTTTCCAATTGACTCAGCTGCTTTTTCAGCATCTGTTTTTGCTTTATTACCGCCTGTTCCACCACCCGGAATGTCCTGATTTTTAGCAATCTCTTGTTCCTTTGCCTGTGCAGCAGCCGTTTCTTTATCGGACATAATTTTTCCAAGTTCAGCGTAGTCAAGGCTACCGTCATCTTTCACAACCGTTTTGGCCTGCTCAGCTGTAATCTTAAAATTGGTCATTGCAGCCTCTCTCTGATCTCTGATGGCATTGTTCTTTTGCAAGTCAGCAATTGTCTTATTCGCCGCTTCCAGAGCCTTGTTGACCTTCTCAACCTCAGAAAGGTTTCCAGCCTCCAAGTCATCAATTCTTTTCTGAAGATCAGCCGCCTTGTCTGCATCAGCTTTATAAGCCTTTGCTTTTTCTTTTTCCCTAGCCACTTCACTGTTGTTCTGATTCAACAGATTTGTAATCTGGTCATCGGTTGCATCTGGAAAAAGCTTTAAGATTTGTTCCCTTGTCATAAAAAATTACCTCCATTACTCACGCTTTTGTTCCCGCAGGTCGCTCCTGCTGAGTTTCCTATTTACCGCATAGGTGCAAATTTTTATAAGAAAAAAGCAACCCTAAAAAGGTTGCTTAATCTTTCGTATATCTTAAAGAGCATCGACAATTAATGATTTCCTCCGGAAAGGCATCAGCTCCCAATGACGTATCTCTTGGAAACATCATCTGCGCATCGCCAACATCGAAATGCTCAAAAATTCCTATTTTATTTTCATCAAGTCTCACATGGGTGTGTCGAACACGATTGTCTTTCATTGTACGCCATGTTTTGAACCGGTATCCATTTTTTATCATTTCTACCTGTTCGCGATAGTTTCCAACAGAATTCGCTTCATTCGCAGCCAGAAGCATTGCTCTTTCTTCTGACAAGTAATACTCACTGTCGATATTCTCCAATGTGGTATCAACAATGGACTTTGTTACCTGCGCAGCGTATTCCGCAATATATGCCGGAGTTACTTTTACACCCATGTACTCTGTGGCAATCTGACAATATTTATCATCAATATACTGATAACAGCTGTCTGCATTCTCATCATCTTGTACTGCCATTGCAAACAGAAGTAAAAAAGCCACTTCCATATCTTTTGCAAGTTGAATTCGGTCTTTCTTTTCCTTTTCCGATATCTCCATTTCTCCAAAATATTGCTCATAGGATAGCGGTTCAGCTATATTCAGTTCATCTATGTCTAGTCTACGACTCGCCATATCATCACTTCTCTACCTTCTGATTGCTGTTACTGATATTATTTCCATTTTGATTTTGATTGCCAATCTGAAAAGCTATTTCTTGTGCCTTACGTTCCTGCTCTTCTACATCATCAATAGTCTTCCACAAGTTATCAACATATGGCTTAGATAACAGAAATGTCTTTTCTGCATCTCCCCAAAGGCCTACTGTTTTTATTGCAACAAGAGGATGAATGCCACATTGAAGAAGCTGTAATAGTGTCTGTGACTTGGTATACATATTGTCCTGAGGACTATGGTTAATCTGCACATCAAAATCACGTAGAGTAAGGTTCAAACCGTTGCCTGCAACACGCAAAACGTTCAGCACTACCATTGCAAGTCTTTTCTCTGCCGACTTAACAAGCGGGTCTTTTAATTTTGCTCTGGTTTTAGAAAAGTCCCATCCATTTCTCAACTGTACAGCCCCTTGTGTATCGCCTCCGGTATTGCTCTGCTTCGTTGGAATAGCCAGAATTGACAGCGTATTATCCCACAAATCATCTTTCGCAACCTGGCACTGTGTCTGGTTAAGCTCCTGTGTCATCACATCAACATCAGACTTATTGTCCTTATTAATGGACGTTACTACCAGTGCCCTGCTCATCTTCATTTTTTTGAACTGTTCTTCATCGACTTCGCAGTTGACAAATTTAATCCATGACTGTACAAATTGTTCAATGCCGTCCATGCGGTTTGACTGCATGTTGTTGATTGCATCCAGCATGGAAATAACCAGTTCAATATCTGAAATTCTTTCATGGTTATTTGGATACTCCACAATTGGAATACCGCCATAAGTATGCAGCTTTGATTCTACCAGATCGCTATTAACCATTTTGAAGGACATGGTATCAGAAAATGCCAGCTTGTAATACCGACCATCCTCATCTTTCAGTTCCTGAACAACCAGAATCGGTTCTTCCGTATTCCGATTGTAAATCATGAAAGTATTCATAGGAGTAGGGGCTGTAATTCGGAATGGAACATCACCTTGCTTTGGCTGTACAGCCTTGAATGACGTTCCCGTAGCTGACTGCCACTCACCAGCCTTAATGTCCTTTTCCTGCTTGTTGGCATCTACCATGTAATCGTTCAGCTCATCAACAGCTTTGTTAATGGCTTCATCATCTTTCCGGCTGATAAACTGCACAGGTTCTCCATATGTCTGGCCCACTTTAAACTGGACAATCTCATAGGCATGATTCTCAACGATTTTGTTTGTTATGTCCTCATTGGTAATCTTCGTTCTGTATAAAGTTGGCTGATCACCTTTATAGTAGCGCCACAGATACCTGATTGCAATTTTATTCCCATAGAAAACACCAATGCAATCACCAATTACCTTCACAACATTCTGTGGTGTGATTTTATCGACATCCGTATATGCTATTTTTCGTCCATAAACTCCATGAACCAGGTCTTGGAATTTCATTGTGTTTCTTGTAAAATTCATGTTTTCACCTACATATAAGTAAGGCCTGAAGAACATTTTCTTTCAGGTCTCTCTTTCAGTTCAGTATCATCATTATCGGGATAATAGATAACACGCCTATAGCATTTTTTACAAATACAAATAACTGGTGTTGATGTACGCCCGTCCCATCTGCCTACTCTTATACCGCATCTAGGACAGTACACAGTTTTAGGTTCATGCTTCATACTCGTATCCTCTTTTTACATAAGAAAAGCGCTACCACATTATGGTAGCGCTTCTCACGTTTGGATGGATTGGATTTTTACAAGTATATAGTAACACATTGTTTTTTCAAAATAAAGCATTGTAAAGAGGACATTTCGGGTCATTTTGACTCATTGTAGGACACTTTGCCACCTAAATACTTATTCCCGTACATATTTTCAAAAACAGCCAATGCATTGTAATAAATCCTTTTGACTTGTTTAAGCGAAATATCACCTCTAAGTCGAATGGTTTTTAAATCCTTATCCAAAATAAACTTCTGACACAGAACATCATACATATTCGTATCTGGAATGCTTTCAATTTCTTGAACAATCTCATATCGCTTATCAATAATATTGTCAACTTCACGTTCCATATCTACAATTTTGGAAACATATGAACTAATTTTGTCAGGATTCTTCGAGGTCTGTATTCTATCACCATTACTCTGAACAGCCGATGTGCTGTAGATAATAGACCTTAGATTTTCAACTTCCTTTAATTTATTTTCAATCATTCGATTATATCTTACTACTAAAGATAAATACTCTCTCGTTTCCATTATCCAAACCTCCTAAACGGATTTATTACTGCTTCAACCTTTGCTGTCCTGTTCCCTTGCGTAATCCTAAGCGCAAAGTTTGAGAATACATCTGGAACATCGTCTAATTGCTTCTTTCCAGATACAGAATATTGCTTAAGCAACGTCATCATCACACCATATGGTTCTTTCGGTGTATACTTTGACGCATCTTTGAATATCACATGTTGTAATATCCAGTTTGAGCACTGGAAGATACGTGCTTCTTTGTTAGTTTCAGTAGGGACATCAGTGATATTACAAATCCATCCCTTTGCTTCTACTCGCTTATTGACTTCCATTGCTACACGGTCACCACCAGCATTTCTCTCAAATTCGCACTCAATAACCTCGTTATTGACAAGCATATTTGCCGCATTTTCATACTGCATTTCATAATCTGCTGTATTGTCGCACACGGCATCCACACAATAATAATCTTCACCAAATTTTTGGAATACTGGCATAACAAAATAATCAGTTCCCTTACCCTTGGTATCGCACTGAGCTGTGACAATCTCAGGTACACCATGTGGCAGATTCAAATATCGCCTGATTTTATCTTCTGGGAATAACAGGCCCTCACGTTCAATAGGCTCCTGCTTATACAGACATTTGTATGAAATATCATCCATCAATAATTGTTGGTCTGCAAAGAACTCCTCGTCAAAGCCTGAGAATTCATAATCAAAATTGCTCTTTCCAGTAACCGGATCAACATCAGGAACAGCAATTACCTTTACCCTCGGATTACCTTCATACATTTTTTGGATACGCCCTATGACATCCTGGACACTCCATCTGGTTGCAATGTGTATTTCCTTACAATTCTTACCATCAGTATCTTTGATTTTTCTTTGGCGTGCATCTACGGAATACTTACTCCACAACTTTTCAAGTATAGCCGGATTCAATGCTTCCTCGATACCGCCAATCATATCATCAACCAGCAGAAACTTAGAAGCACGGACTTTACCCGCATTTTTGCTTCCTACTGATGTGCACTGCACAGATGGGAACGGCTTATATTTTCCTACGTTGAACTGTTCTGTCTTTGCATTTGTACTTGTCACATACAAATCAGGGAAAATCTCATTCCATGCATATTCGTCTGAATTAGTAACTATATCATATATACCGTCATAGTACATTCTGGTAATATCACCGCTATGGGAATAAAACAAATTGAAGTCTTTCGGATACCAGCCAATTACTGCAGCATTGAAGAATTTTTCGATGGTCGTTTTCCCAGCGCCCGGAATAAGGCTAATGCACAAAATGTCGTACTTGTCATCAATCATACCCTGTAAAGCATCCACAAGACCGATTTTAAGTAGCTGTTTGCGCCTAGGCATATAAAACCGCTCTTTCGGTTCTCTTTTGTGCTCTATATACCTGAAAAAGCTGTCAATCACTTTATGTTGAGCTTCCAAAAGCAAAACCGAATAAAAACAGTCTATCAGCTCCAATATGGTTTTATTGGTTGTCTTATGCTCAAATGCATATTTTTCCAATTCCCATATAGCACCACCTGTCTGTTCTAAACAATAACGCTCCGTCAGCTCCTTTGATCGCTTTGCAAGTTGTAATCCATAATAAATATCATTTTCACCATTAATAGCCACTGCACAAGCCTTTGCGTATGCCTGAACACCCCGCCAATCGACACCGTTAGCCTGTATGTAATTTTCATATTCCCTGATTGTTTGCTTCAAATTTTCGGAAGCCAAAAGGAAAGCACCCCCACTTTCAAAAAGCAAAGGTGCTTGTAGTACCTCTGCCTATAATTTTTCTAGGTTACCGGCTGAACCTGCATTCAGTCGGTAAAGTTACAATGTAAAAGAGGATCAGTAAAAACTGAACATTCAAAATGAAATATGAGCTATATAGTAATTTAGGCCACTTTCAATATGCTGTTATAAAATCAAAACAATCTCATACATTTAGTGTTAACGCTATATGTTGGTTTGTACTTCATGGTAATACAGATAAAAATGGTTCTTTATTTGCAGGCGATGTCCGAGGGCGGTTATATACTTTATGTGGCGATGATTCGTCAACAAATGTATTAGTTTCTTTCGATGACGGTAAATTGACTATAACAAATAATATTAATTGGGCTGAAGTTTTTATCGTTTTGGGATAATGATTATTTTTGTTCATTAAATGATCAGTACTGTTTTGCATCTGCTTAGTTAATTCAATGCGTTAGTTCCAATTTAACATAAATCACATTAAGTTCGATCCCACTTGAAATTAATGGTGTTTTTGCAAAAAATTGACCACTGTACGGATTATATTGAATGCGGGCGTATGTCTGCATACTACTTGTTGGGTATATCACCCAAGCAAATATTGGTGTATAACCAGATTTTGCTTGAATGTTACACAATCCATCACTATCTGTTGTCAGGTTGCTATAATATGTTTTTATGATTTTACTTGTTAAATTACTATATAGCGTATTAATAGCGCTAATTGCATTAGGTGCATCTGATGGTAATTCACCTGTGCCAAGTTTTTCTTGAAGAGCGTATACCGCAGCCATGCTTGCGATTTTTTCTGGGTCATTCACGATATTGGAAACTACGGCATTCGCAATTTGATTTATTGCTTCTGAGTTACTTGCAATGCCATTTTCAATGTGGTTCAAACGGTCAGCATTAAGCGGTGTACTCTTATCTGGTCTATCGTGCCAATATTGTTTTACATATTTTACGAAATCACTTAGCATTGCTATTCACTCCTCAAAAATCAATTTTCAAAATCGGAACACTTGGAATCGAACCAAGGCACATGGCTTATAAGGCCACCGCTCTAACCGGCTGAGCTATGTTCCGTTTTTGATGCGGTGCCGATGTTAGGCAGTGTATATCACGATATAAGCTTTGCGCAAAGCCATTATCTATATACCCAGCTCTCAACATCAGCATTGTCAATCTCTCTGAGACGGTCCGCATACGCTCAGTTCAGTTGGGAGCTACCCAACAGTATATCCTTTATAAACCACGCTTTTTGTACTTCCAGGATATAATCTGTGAGTCCCGGACTAGCTCATATCACCGGCATGTCTTTTCTCTACTCACAGACAAGTTATTCACAGCATCAACATGAGCTTGTTGTGCTGTATCATGGAAATGGGGAAGAGAGGAATTGAACCTCCAATGTTTACCGCGTGGGAACTGATTTACAGTCAGCCGCAACACCGCCAATCGTTGCCGCTTCCCCAAACTGCATATGCCCCGTGAAAGCATTCTAGGTGATATGCAAGCACCTGACGGCCTTGTACGTGACCGCCGAACGGATTTTAACGTCTTTACTGACCTTAACCTTATTGCGAGGAGAAGGATTCTGCTGCCTATGACAGTTGCGTTGGCGCACAGGTTGATTTTCACAAATCCCACCGGACCTTGTGACGGTCCTTTAATCAGCTTTCCGCTAGTGGGTCAGGGAGGATACCTATATGAAAACACATACAGATATTGGGGCCCTTGCCATACCCCAGCTAGGCTACCGGGATTCGAACCCGGGCATCCAGGAGTCAAAGTCCTGTGCCTTAACCGCTTGGCTATAGCCCATCATTTTTCCGCCGTTCTTCATGGCCTATCTGACAGCGAATCATTTGCACAATATTTTCTCTTTCGCGCCCTATTCCATGCCCTTGCCTGCACAACTCACAGATAAGGATTTCTCCGCAGTATTGACATTCATCGTTAATCTGCTTGTTGCCTATCTTCATTTTTGGCCTCTTCCAGTTCAATATATTTTTTCAAATACCAGTCAGCTTTCTTGATGTCTTCAATGCCACTCTTACGTTTGTGCCGATACAGATATTTGAATGCGTTGCATATGTAGAAGTTCTTTACAGCCTCAGTGCCTTGTGTTTCCAGCATGACATCGATACATTCAAACTTACCAGTTTCATAATGTCCAGGATGATTAATTGAATCGATTTCAGAAAAATCCATGTGGACTTCTGTATATGCAAACGGAAGTTCTTCAATTGCATCAGGTCCATATACATCGCATTCATCTATTGCTTCAATAAACCGATCGTAATTATCACTGCTACTGTTCCCGCAGACTAACTTATCATTACATTTGAAAAGCTTAGGGCATCTCTCACATTCTTTCATTTTACTCAAATGTCGCCCTCTTTTCTATGCAGGGATTTATCCGCCTCGAAACCATTTGGGTATCGTTCCCAGAGCTTACGATTGTTTGTAATGGCAACGTTTTCTAGTGTTGTCCCCAGAGACTCAGCAATCAGGGCTAAATAATATAGCACGTCACCACACTCTTTGATGTAATGATCCCTGTCATGCGGATGACCTTGGAATAATTCCTTTTTAATCAGATCGGCAAGTTCACCTGATTCACCGGCCGCTCCTAAAATACCATTTAGCAGCATATTTTCCTTTGTGGCCGCTGTTACCCCGCTTGCAGTACGCAGGCAACCTTTCTGAAATTCATCAAATGTCATTTTGTGTTCTCCTTTTCCGTTTCAAACCGAACGCCACCATATGTCCATAAATCTTCTACCATGGAATCCATTGATACTTTTCCTGCCTCATACTGTTCGTATAGGTCTAAAACCTTTTGAACAAATCCAGGACATCTTTTCTCTGCTGATCTAGGCCAATAATCTTTTGCCAAGACCTCCAGAGGAATTGTCAGCATCAATTTCATTGCCTCTGCTATCGCTTCTTCATAAGCCACTTGCTTTAACTGTTCTATCTGCGATTGCGTCAGCGTATATGTATTTTGCTTTCTTTGCTCAGCCTTTTGCATTCTACGCATTTCAGCTCTTCCCATCCAACCATCTCCCGTATATTTGCTATTTTCGCTTTAGTCTAAAATACTCAGATACCGCCTGTCTAACTATCTGTGATACGCTCTTTCCTGTTCGGTTCTTTTCCTCAAACAGCCTATTTGCCATATCATCATCAAGCCTAATCCTTAATGCCTGACCTTTTAAAACTACTCTACGACTACTCATTTGGTATCATCCCTTTGTGTTTTATATTATTTTATCGGCATAGAAGCTGTATCTATACAGTTTATCGGATTATCCTATCTATGCCAGGAGAGTGCCTTTTTGTTTTTGGCGGTTATTTGAGGGACTTAGTAGGCCCGTCTTCGGGCATCTCCCAGACCCCCACCCCGGTGCCCCTGGGAGCTAATCCGGTGGTATTTCTGTAACTATTCGTTAAAGAGATGTTTCACGAATAGTTAAATGCTATATTTTGTGGTTTTATTCGTTATTTCCACAAGATATAGATTCATTCCCATTATTTTCCACTTTTGTGGATAACTTTGGGAGTGCTTCGGCTGTAAGTGCTTGTTTTGGTGGCTCAATATGCACCGGAGCAGTCTCTACTAGACCGTCAACAGCTTTGCAGAGGAAGATATAACCAACGTTGCCAGCTGCGGCCCCTTTGTAGCGTCCTAACCTGCATTCATTCTGCCATTTTCGGACGGTGTCGGCCCTCGAACAACTAAGTTTAGAACACCAATCACCACTCCTATACTCCCCAGAAGCCCATGAATATAATATATCTCTTGAGCATCCAATCAATAACGCAAACTCTTCTAATACAGGCTTTTGATCATATTTATAAACGATATCAATATACATATCCCATATATCATCTAAAAGATTAATATCGTCATATATAGCCCTAGTAAATCCCATTTTTTTATTAATATATCTTATAAGACCTGTAAACGTACTGGAGGATAGTTTATATAAGTTTTCTGGGTGTGGTAAACTGTCCTCATACTCCTGAGCATATATATGCATATCATCTGGGTATATTTCAATACCTGCATCTGTGCTGACTGCATTAGTTTTTTTTGTAGATCTGCTCACTGTATCACCTCCAGAAAAGAATATAAAAAACGCCCACAGACAGAACCGATATAGATCCCATCTGTGAGCGTGTAGCCTCGAATTTTGCCGTCCTTGCTCCTGCTGCCTATCCTGATCCGAGTTGTGCGCCCTTCTCACGGCTCCAGGGCAACCCTACAAGACTCAGCTATATTGTACATAAAGCATACACCAGTTTTTTTTATCTGTCAAGCATATACACTTTGTCATTTTTACAGATACCACAGACCCTTATATAATATATATATATTAATAATAATTATCGTTGATTATATTAAAAATAAAATATATAAAAAAATTAATATATAAAATATATATCAGAATAGGGATTAAAAGAGATATAAAGGGATATAGGTTAATAGGGGGTATGGGGGAAAGAAGGGAAAAGGGAAGAAAAGAGACATTAAGGGAAAGGAGGTAAATTTTGCATGTGTTGTTTGTATGCTGATCTGCTCACCTTGCCAGGCCGCCCGGGTCCTGTCCGTTGCGATCTTCGTAGCCCTTGAAAACCTAGGATTTGCGCCGGTTTCAGGGATTTATGAAAGTTGCCCGGCCCAACTCCTGAAAATGTCCTCAAAGCATAAAAATAGACGGTATGAACACAGGTCGAACCAGAAAGTGAACTAACACATGAACTACCAGACAAACCAGCAAAAACTCAGTAAATACAAGGCTTTTCGAGCATATGAGAATATCAGACGAACCAACTAACGAACCAGTAAACGGACACCCAGACGAACCAACAAGACACAAAAAAGGGGGCCATATTCGACCCCTTTTCATGTGGGACGGTTGCCCGTCCCGGTGGTTTAGTCCTCTAACGTGCTTTGCAGGTTGTCCAGGATTTTCTGGATCCGCTCATCTTTCTTTTCGGTGTCCTGTTCTTCCTTGGCTTCTCTTAACCCGTCAATCAGGAATCGAATAAAACCGTTAAACTGCTTGTCTGTCATTCCCATGTCTTGCATCTTTTACCTTCCTTTCCGGCATTCGCCTATTGTCTTTCGACAATGTTATTATAATATATTTGTGCCTAATTGTCAATATATTTTATCGGTGTATTTGTGCTTAATTTTCTTTTGCTTTCTTCCGTTCGATCTTCTCTAATTCTTTTAAGACGGTTTCCTTTATAAAGGCATTGCAACTCATTCCCGTTAATTCCTTTATTTTTTCTTTAGTGCCTAAAGGAAATTGACAGTTTACGCGATCTACTGTTTTCATAAAGTCCGCAACCGCTTTTCTTCTCTGTTCTTTCTGCTTCTCTGTGTACTCTGGCATCTCAATAAAACTCCTTCCGTTTTTCTTCATTATATTATGTTTGTGCCTAACTGTCAATGCATATTTGTGCCTTATGCATTTTGTACAATTTTCAGTTTATATTAGCACCTAATATTTGTTTATTATTCTGGGTTGTATTTGTGCCTAATTTTGTTATAATATAGCCATAAGGAACAGCAAGAGCGAAAAGATCTAGCTTGAAATTATCAAATGCACAAATCCGGGCGGAACTGGTAGAAACTGAATAATTAAGACGCCGCAGAGGATGCAAGCCCGGCCCGATACCGGGCGGCGGTGTTTATCTCCCAACTCCCAGGGTGAAAGGGAAGAAAGAAAACATATGAAAAAATTTGAACTGTTTATGTGCTGTCAGGATAACGGACTGGCTGTATATAACAAAGCCGTTTCAGAAAACGGCGATTATAAGCAGATCGCGCATATTGCTAATTGCGGGAAAATTACTTGGTATGTAAATCCGTCAACATATGTTCCCAGATCCGATCTATTAAGGATTGAACACACCGCAGACACAGCACGCGCAAACTGGGAAAAATGGCTTGACAATATGCCAGAATTTGAACGCTTATATAGACTTTACAACATGGTTTCAGTTGATGTGTATTTATATGTCAGCGGTTCAGACCTGGAAACCTGGCAGAAAATAGAATATCTGAAAAATGTAGTTTATCAGAAATCAATGTTTTAAGGAGGACGAACCATGTTAGATTTTTTACTTGCAATGTGTATATTTTTAGGCGGCTATATGTGCCGCGTAGCTGCTGAGGATGCAGAAGAATAATAAGGTAAAAATCCAAATCGCACCAATCAATCTCCTGTATTTAGGATACCATTATTCTGTGAATTAAGTAACATTAAATTGTCTAGCAAATACACCAGGTCCGTCCCATACAGGCTAATCCAGTCTGCCATACATTCTTCTTGTTCAATAGGCATATGGATTGAGTATGAAAAGCAGAACACATGGCAGAGTTCGTGTGCCAAAACTTTGCGCAGAAATGCCCCTTTAAGCCGTTTATTTAGGAAAATAGTTCTGTTGTTCCAATCGGTCACTCCAACGGTTTCTGAGCCGTCTGAGCGCATCAGAAAGGCACTTCCGCTTGGTACTCTGCTTATGGTCCATTGTATTCCGTTGATTTGAAACATAATTACCTCCAAACAAAAAGAGACCACCAACCAAATAGTGGTTGATGATCTCTACACTGAATTTTCAGCCGTACATAGATTTTTCTATTCTGTCCAGATACCTGTCAGCTTCTTTCGCCAGCTCCTCAAAGTACCCGATGATGTCAATCGCATATACCGGATAATACCCAACCTCGGTTTTGTATATCTCTCTGGCCTGCTCTAAATCGTATTTTTCGGAAACTCTAAGTAAAATGCAGTGATACAGGTACTTTCTGGTATTCCCAGCTTTATTACACATTCGCTCCATGCGACCTTTGTTCCGCTCGTACCAGTCCGATACCATCGGAACCTTGGGCGTATAGGACTTGCTCTCAAAATCTTCCAGCACAGGTTTTGCCCCAGACTTAAGCATATCTTCCATCTCGTGGAACCGCTTAATGTACTTCGCAGTGAACAGGACGCCTTTCTCCCCGGTGAACTTGTTCGCCAGGAACTCACAGCCCATTTTTGTGACCTTGTAGCATTTATTCTCCTTTCCGCTGGAATCTTTATAAGTGCTTGCGATAAAGAAATCACTCAGACCCATTTGGGTTTCAGCTAATATTTCCGCATAACCTTTGACGTGCCTGCCCTTTTCCTCTCGGCCATCTACCTTCCGCAAAATCTTTGAATGCGGTACATTCATCATTTCCGCAATTTCCATCGTTGTAATGGTCTGGTCTTCTGATCCGGTAGTTCGTAATAATGAATTGTTCATCAGCGCGTCCTCCTATGCCTCAATCTTCTGCTCAATGGTGCCGTTCATAACGCCGATGGCAAGCTCCATACCAGCTAAACCAGCCAGATACATTGCATTGCTCTGGCAGTCTCCCAGTATGTCTTCCAGATTGTCGCAAACGTCTTTGCTAAGAAGTTTCCTCAATTCATCCACCAGAGTGTCATAACATTTATCAATCTTATCACTTATCTCATCATGGTTTCTAATGTAATTCACAAGTGCTAATTCTAAAAATTTGTCCATTTTGAAATCCTCCATTTTATCAAAAAATAGTTTGCCAAAAGGAGGATGCAGTGCTATAATTTACATACTCCTTTTGGGGTGGTGGAGTAGCTGTAAGCCTTGGTCGGTGGCGGCTACTCTTTTTCTTTTCCTAAAACCTCATCAATACCCATCCTCACAACATCAGTCCTTGTGACATTGTATTTTTCACAATATAAGTTAAGCCTTTCGTTGGTTTTTTCATCAATTCTAGCTTTTACCTCTATTGTTTTTGGAGATTCAGATTTAGGTCTTCCTGTGCGTTGCGACATTATCATCACCTCACTTTCTGTGGCACAATTAAATGATAATATTTGAGCCACAGAAAGTCAACCCCTAATTTCAAAAAAATTAAAACCACAGCCTGTAAAAATATTCAGCGTACAAATCATCAGCCAATATTCAGTTGTCAAAGTTCAAAAAACAAGGATGCGTTTCTGCTCCCATCAGTTACATTTTAGAGACAGTACGCACTTAAAAAGGGGTCATAATCGACCCCCTTTATCTTACAGTTTGGTAGCAAGTGCAGAAATCTTAGACTTAAGCATATTGCGTTCTTCCGGTGTCATATCAGACAGCAGCCCTGTGATGTCAGAAGAAATTTCTTTGAAATAATCTTCCAGGCCTCTCATTTTGGCTTCTTTGTCCTGAGGAGTATTAGCTCTATGCAGTTCTTTTGTTTCGGTGTAATTGCGCTTTGCTCTATCATAGTTGCTTTCGCTCATGGTCATACTTGGCTCAGTGTAGTACATCCGCCCGGTATTTCTGTCCATGTCCCGGTATTCCTGCATGTCTTTGTACATTTCCGGGGTCATTCTCCAATATGGTCCTTCATATCCTCTGCGATAAGTGCCTCTGCCTTTTGGAGCAAATCTTCCGTCAGAATAGCGGTAATGATCGTAATACCGTCTTTCTGGATAATCTTCATATTGTTCCAGCATTTCCATAATATCATCGTTTTCTTCTGCTTTTTTCATTGCCTCTACGATTTTAAAATCTTTATCAAAGCAAGCAATGTTCTTAGCAATTTCTGTCCAATCTTTCAAATCATCCAAATTTTGTCCTTCAAAATTCTCAATTCCGATTGATTCCGCTTTTACCTTAACACATTCCAGGATTTTTTTTGCCCATTCATGCATACATTCCACCACCCTTTCACGCTTCTCTGGTAACTACAAGGTTAGCGTTAGCCACTTCAATAGCCTGTGTGCTGGTATTTTCAACCGCAATATTCGCACAGCAGCCTGCCGGAACATCAATATAGATTCCGGCGGACACGTTGTTATACTGTGATACTGCTGCCGGAGTGGAGCGCATCTGAGATGAAAGAACCGGTTCTCCACTGATTGCGATTGCCAGAGAAATTTCACCTGCTGTTCCACCTGTCGGGACGGCGATATTTGCGGAAAAGTTTACAAAGTATCTTGCTCTGCACTGATTGGTCAACCCACGAAGCGTGATAATGCCGGATCCTTCCCGGTGTTTAATGCAATTCCCGCCTTTAACAGCGGTACTTGTAAAGACTACGTTCCCATTCTGCGCTACTTCCTGAGCAGCTACAGCCACAAATTCAGCCATAATATTTACCTCCATAAATGATAAGGGCAGACCGTTAAGCCTGCCCTGTGTAATTCTGCTATGCAGACATAACCTGTTTGGTTAAGTTACGATTATTCTGTTGTAACCGTATGTGATTCCATGCGTTTTAGCACCCGCAGCCTGTATTGCAGCCACAGCCATATGCATAAGCGTTCGGATTCGGAACAACGTATGCCGGAACTGCTGCCGGATTAACCGCGTTGATAATCTGCTGTGTCTGATTAGCCATCTGAGTTGTGAGCAATGCGCTCTGACGATCCTGAGAAGCTGCCCGACGAAGATCGTTGTTTTCTGCTTGCAGAGAAGAAATCTTCTCATTGCACAGATAATCAAGAATAGCACGGGTTCCAGCATTCTGGCTATCAATAATATCTCTGGTATTGTTGTTCATTGTATTCTGCAATGCGCAAGTATTCTGTGACATGTTGTAGTTTACGCCCTGGATTGCTTCCCGGGTTTCGCAGCAACATGAAGCATTTTGAGCTGCCATATTAGCAAGTGTAGACTGAATAGCATTTGTATTCTGCATTCCCGCTACTGTATCAGCGTTGATAGCCTGCTGAATGCCATAGCCTGTCTGAAGTATATTGGTATTAATACCATTAAATCCAGTCAGCATGCCATTGTTTACAGCATAGAAGCCATCACATAATCCATTAGAAATTCCGTCAAGTTTGCTGATAACCGCCTGATTATCAAAACCACGCTGGATCGCAGAATCCGTATAATAGCTAGAGTTGGAACCGTTTCCTCCCCAGCCTCCATTGCCCCATCCTCCGAATACGAAAAACAGAACAAACAGGATGATCCACCATCCATTGCCATCTCCAAAGCCATCTCCTCCGTTGCCATAAGCAGGAGTTACCGGCATTGTAAAAGGTGTGTTTGAATTAAACATGATTTTACCTCCTGAAATTGATATATACTTAATTCTTGCAAGAAATTAGTATCTTTTTTATAAAACTTGTTGTATAATATTTGTGTACGGATAGGGTAGCTCCCGAAAGCTGTTTGTCCTAACAGTTTCCGTACATCAAACTTGTATAGGACATTTACACTGAAAGGACAGGTGTTATTTTTATGCTCAAATACAAAATTGAAGACTATATTGGCAAAAAATATGGTCACCTAAAAGTTTTAGGAAAAGCTATTGAGTCAAATGTTCCTAATTGTTTTTTGTTTCTATGTGACTGCGGAAGAGAAATCTCTCTCGCTCCTGACCTAGTTATAAAAGGATATCAGAAATCCTGCGGAAAATGTTTGTTTTCTAACGAGTCTCCCGCAAGAATAAAGCCGGAAGATTACATCGGAAAAAGAAATAATCTTTTAACTGTTGTTTCCACACACAAAGAGCCAAAGGGAAGAACAAAGCTAATTTGTCTATGCGATTGTGGTAAAACTACAGAAGTTTTACCATATCAATTCAAAAAAGGATCTATAAAAAGTTGCGGTTGCTTGCTCAAAAACAGTCCAAACTACTTGGACGGGAGAAGCGCCAACGAACTTTATGGACTTTGGAAAAACATGCTTGGAAGATGCGAAAATCCAAATCACCCAAAATTTTACCGGTATGGCGCTAGAGGAATCAAAGTGTGCAATGAATGGCATAATTTTTGGAGTTTTGTTTCGTGGTCTATTTCTGTCGGAGGAAGACCAAATGGCTTTTCCTTAGACCGAATAAACAATGATAAAAATTACTGTCCAGAAAATTGCAGATGGGCTGATTCCAAACTTCAATCTACAAACAAGTCAACAAACAGAATCATTGAACATAACGGAGTTTCAAAGACTCTTCATGAATGGGCCGCAGAAATCGGAATAAGCGATCAATCTTTATCCAAACGCCTGCAAAAAAAATGGCCACTAGAAAAAGTTTTTGCTCCAAAGTCCAAATAGCTATTTTATGGGGAATTGGTTTTTAAATTCAGCAAATGCTTTATCAAAATCAATTCCCTTTTCTTTTGCAATGTTCCTTCCAAATTTCTCTATGCCTTGTATATCTCCTCTTTGAGCCATATTCATTATATTTCTTACCATTGGATTGCTCATGATCTGGTTGTTTCCCATAATATTTTGCATAAACTGCTGTGGATTTTGAAACATCTGCATTAAATTCATCGGATTCATTCAGCATCCTCCTTTTTAGTCATAGAACTACGGCTTTTAGCCATAGGTTTAGTCATAGACTGCTCTAATCGGTCAATCTTTTCGGAAAGTTCATTGAAATGTCTTTCAAATACCTCTGTGACGTTCTGTGCGAGTCCAGAAGCCATTTTATCTGTGTCAGCCTGTACTTCTTTGGTCGTATTTGGTTGAACCGGTTTATAGGTCAATGTGCGTATTGTTCCATCAGCACACCAACTTTTAACATAGATTTCTGATAAGTCCTGTTTTGGGAAGAAAGCTGCTGATCCATCCATAGGCACACAATCAGCTGTCACGTTTTCAATTGCCTGCACGACCATTCCGTTAAGTCCCCTTGGCATCTGTTGCACCGGCGGATTTTGTTGCTGAACCTGTTGCACTGGAACTTCCGGTTGCTGAAATCTCGGCTGCATATACGGAAGATAAGAATTTACACCGTATTGCTGCTGTCCATATGGTATCTGAGGATACATATTATTCTGATACGGAACTGGCATCTTCTTTTACCTCCTCTAAAACTTCCTCTATTGCATGAATTACGGCAGACTGAGTTTGCAAATCAAGTCTCTGCAATTCTTCTCTGGCAAAAATCTTTTCTAAAACTTCATCAGAAAACATACCTCATCCTCCTTCCACTTAAATTTTCGCATAAAAAAAGACGGTTAAACCGTCAAATTATCGCAAATTATCAGTATATTATTAGTAAAACAGAATAAAAACCTAGCCATTTATGAATTTCAACTTTCTATATTTCGGTCCAATGATCTTGGGGGAGGTGAGAAGATATCTCCGGGACAATAATACCATTCGGGTCAGCCGTTCTCTGCGGGACACTGCTTATAAAGCCCTTTGTGCCAGAGAACAGCTTACAAGGCTTCATTCAAAGGAACCTACCATCTTAGAAATCGCCAATGAGATCGGCATATCCGGTGAAGATATCACTTATGCCTTAGATGCCATCCAGACACCGGTCAGTCTTTATGAACCTGTATTTACAGACGGCGGCGACCCTCTTTATGTAATGGATCAGATCAGCGACAAGAAAAACAGGGAAGAAAACTGGGTGGAAGATCTTTCTCTATTAGAAGCCATGAAACGGCTTCCGGACAGAGAACGCCATATTATCGATCTGCGCTTTTTTGAAGGCAAAACGCAGACAGAGGTGGCACAGGAGATCCACATCAGCCAGGCCCAGGTATCAAGGCTTGAAAAAAATGCCCTGCGCTCTATGCGTACCTATCTGGCCTGAAATCTGTTGCTGCATTTCCCCTGCTGCCGCCTCTGCCTGAAACTGTGACATGACGCTCAAAATCTATATTTGATGCCGCCTGCAATCTAGTACATCGTTTTCGAAATAACTGTACCAAATGATGTACTAGTCATGCTTCCTGCCGTTCTGAAGTTTTTATCATTCTTAAAATGAAATCTACAGAACCTTCGATCCCATAAGCGGAACTGTTGATACACAGGTCGTAATTATCTGCATTGCCCCATCTGCGGCCTGTATAAAACCGGTAATAACTCTCATGCT